AATATACAATAAAAGCACCAAAAAGCTAATTATAGAAGTTAAAAACATTAAAACTGATTTAAAAGGAACTAATTTAAATTATGCTGATTTAAAAGAAACTGATTTAATAAAAGCTAATTTAATAAAAGCTGATTTAACAGAAGCTGATTTAAGATATGCCGATTTAAGGTATGCTGATTTAAGATTAGCTGATTTGAGATTAGCTGATTTGAGATATACCGATTTAAGATTAGCTGATTTAAGATATGCTGATTTAATAAAAGCTGATTTAAGAAAAGCTGATTTAAGATTAGCTGATTTAAGATATGCCGATTTAAGTAATACTGATTTAAGCAATGCTACTTTGACAGATGCTAATTTAAATAATACTGATTTAACAAATGTGACAATTTCAGATAAAACAAAAATAGATAAAAAATATTTAAAGAAATTTCACTATAGCATATCATACAAAGAACTTCAGTTGATAAAAGCTCATAGAAAAATAAATAAAAGATGAATACTCATCTATTCGAAATTTTATCTATTATGTATATTGTTCATTCCATAGTAGATACTGTGAAATTTATCTTTAATTTTTTGAAACAGATATTTTAAAAAAAAATAATTTTGACTTTATCTATAAAAATATATTAGAATATAAACATATTATGATATATCATAAAAGAAAGGATATGCTTTGAAAGAAAATAATATTATTCATTATATAGACCCTAACAAAATTATAATAAAAAATGATTTGAAAAAATTAAATCCAAGGTTTCTATTTAATGAAGGTATGGAAGATTTTATAGAATCAATATATTCAAAAGGAGTTGTTAATCCCGTAAAGACATATCTTGACAAAGATAAAAATCATATATTAGTCCATGGTTATAGAAGAATGATGGCTGTACTTTCTATAAACCAGAATCATAATGGTAAGAAGAAAATAAAAAAGATACCGACAATAATAACAGAAAAGAACATAACAAAAGAAAAAATACTTGTAGAACATTTTATAAGTAATGACAATTCTCCACTTAAACCAATAGAAGAAGCAAAAGGTTTTAAACAATTTATAGATTGGGGATGGACTAAAAAACGTATAAGTCAGGAAATAGGCAAATCAACAGATTATGTACATAACAGATTAACATTGTTTGAAGGTGGAAGAACATTACAAAAAGCAGTAGAAAATAAAAAAATATCTACATCTCTTGCCGCAGATATAGTAAAAGCATCAAGAGGAAATAAAACAAAACAAGAAACACTTACAAAAACAGCAAGCTCCAGCAAAAAAGGAAAGAAAATCGTTAAAATAGCAATAAGCAGAAAAAAAGAAATATTAACAGAATATGTAAAACTTGCTATGGAATCAGAAATAAAATTATTAAACAAGCATATTAAAAAGAAAAGTAGCAAAATATACATTTCTTATTTATTAGGAAAATATCAAGCTATAAAACAAATATATGAAAATTCTATTAATAATAAAGAAACTGTGACAGAAAAAAACATTAATGAAAATTTGACAAAACTTATTACAGAAAGGAGGAATTAAATATGCACAGACTATTAGTTGATATAGAAAAAGATATTTTCTTGAAAATAATAGAAAAAAGCAATAGCGGCTATAATGAAAATGGAAAAAGAATTGCTTATAAGGCAATTATCAATAATGCATTAAGAGAATGTCTATTAAATGAAAAAGAAAGCAAAAGAAAAAAATTAGCAATTAGCAAATAAGATCAGTTTTCAAACTAATCCTGCTGGAATATAGCTTAAACCTTTATATTTCAGCAGGATACAATTATTAAATGGTAAAGATTCTTTTATGAGGCTTGAAATTGCGTTTTAAGCCTTGTAAAATACTCAACCTATACTTAACCATACCTTAACTAAAAAAAGTTCAATATACGGCAATCTAAGCCTATTTAAAGGCATTTTAGAATTGACTCACTAATACAATTTTCACTTAATGCAAACCTATAGTTAAAATCAAAGGTCAAAAATTAGATGATTCCCTACGAAATTGAATCTACAAAAACATCAAAAAAATTTCTTTGCTGTAAAGAGCAGGAATCTAATTTTAAACTAAGCGAAAAAATAGAAGAAGATGGAATGATTAATCTTTACGATGTGATTAAAGAAACAAAAAGCGGAAACCTGAAAATAAAAATTTGCCGATGGTGTAAAAAAGAAATTCTTAGAGTGAGTGAAATTTCTAAAGAAGATTTAAGCTAAAAGCAATTGAAATCTTCAAAAAAAATAAACCAAAAAGATGATATTTGAAAAAGAAGATTTGTTTTTGATTTTTTTTAAAAAAGCCAGCACGAAGTGCTTCTAAAATCTCTAAAGATTCAAATCTTAAGATTTGGAGATTTAGCTTTCAATATTTTAAAACCTTTTAGACGATTTTGTGGCATTTTAATTCTTTAAAAAACAATAGATTATAGAGATTGATCTTCTCAAAGGTATAAAAAAAGTAGTGAAAGGTATAAAAAAAGTAGTGAAAGGTATAAAAAAAGTAGTGAAAAAGACGTAAATCTTCTGCAAAGGTATAAAAAAAGTAGTGAAAAAAGATGGTTGGTTTTATTTTTTATAATCCATTGAAACAAAACAAGTTAGATATGAAAACTGAATTTATAGATTTATATAAACTTCAAAAAAAAAATACTAAAATTTTAGCAATAATGTTCTTTTTTTCTATATATAACGATATAATAATTCTTGGTCAAAATCTATATTTTTTCACAAAAATTTGACATTACTTTACGATTTTGATAGAATGTAAATGCAATGACAATAGTATTGAAAAATAATTTCACATTCTATAAGATTCTGTCGGGGTAAAATCGAAATGGCGAAACCTGTTTTCGTCTACTATTGTCAGCCTCGGCAGGATCTTTTTTTTAAATGAAATATTTCACAAAATGTTTGACATGCAATTAGATTCTTTATCTTCACTTTTGCAAAAAGATCTAAAATGGGCGATTTGATAAGAAAGCATAATAAACTTATAGAAGCGAAAAATAATAATCTTACTATCTATCAACAGAGAATAATGTTAAAACTGCTCACTCTTATTAATAAGAATGATACTGAATTTAAAGAGCATAAAATAAATATTTCAGAATTTAGTAAACAATTTGATTTTAATGTAAATTACGAAAGGCTTGAAATAGCTGTAGATAATTTAATGAGGAAAGTCTTTCATATTGACTGTGAAGACGGAGGATGGAAGAAGTTTAATTATTTTGAAAAAGCAGAATGTTTAAGAAAAGATGGTATTCTTCTTTTAAAAATAAGCAATCACATGAAACCGTATTTCTTGCAGTTGCAAAAAGAATATACCAATTATAGATTAGGGAAACTTGGCACATTAAAGAACAAATATTGTTTTGGAATTTATGAATTGGTAAAGCAATACCTGAAAACCAAGCATCGTAAAAGAAGTGTTAGTTTAAAATATTTATTAGAGTTTCTTGAGATTGACGATAAACCTGCATATAAGAATTTTAAATTATTAAATCAGAAGATACTTTCTCCTGTTAATAAAGAAATTAATGAAATGACAGATATAACTTATGAATATAGAGGGATTAGAAAATCAAAATTTATTACTGATATTGAATTTTATGATATAAAAGAAAAATCAAAAATAATAGAAAATATTGATAATGGAGATAATTGCAGTATTGAAAAAAAAGAAGTTTTTATAAAAAATTTATTAAAAAAAATTGCAAGAGATGAAGAAAAGAATAATCGAAAAATAAATCATAATTATAAGCATAGAAAAAACATAATAAAGAAAGCTCTTAAAGATAATTATGAAGAAGTAATTAATAATTATTACGAAATGCAAGATGAAAAAGAAATTAATCATGTGGATTACTATTTTAAGAATATCATTCCTTTGTGCAAAGAAAAATGAGATTATCAGAACTTGAAAAATTATCAGCTCAAAGACTTAAAGAAATAAAAACAAAAATTGATTTTCTTCTGCTATCGCAAAACATAAGATATGCGGAAGATGATTCTGATTTATTAATATTTTATAATTCAATTACTACAGAAATTTATAAAAGAATAAAAAGGGTACAGTTAGATCTTCATGTAAAAAGAAAAAGACATAAACATTCTTATAAGAAAATTATTGAAGTAAAAGGATATCTTGAAGATTACTTAAAAGAGATAATAGATGAAGATGTGACTAAAATTATGTTAAAGAAATGGTATATTATCTATTCAAAAATAGTTTGTGACTATATCTTCTTTATAGAAAAGAATAAACCTTTAACTGTGGACAATGTCTTAAGATATTATAATATCTTTCCAGAGCTTTTAGACAAAGAATATCCCGAATATATCAACAATGGTCTGGTAAAATTGATTTTGTAAATTAAATTTATGAGAAAGGATGTCAAATTTCCTATCGAATTTTTTAGAAATTAACGCAGGAAATTTTGCAAACAACCTGCTTGCAAAATAAATTTATGAGAAAGGGTGTCAAATTTCCTATCGATTTTTTTTAGAAAAGTTTAGGAAATTATTTCAAAATCCTGTTGAGAATCTATATTAAAAAACATGTATGGAAAAAATTAGTCAATCTCTTCAAGAAAATCTATTAGTTCTTTTTTGTTATTCAAAAAAAGATATTCCAATCCTAATTAATTCATTTGACCCTAAATTATTTGAATCTTCTATATATAGAGAAATTGCTGGTATAGCAATTACTTTTTTCCATCAATTTAATGAACCAATCGGCAGTCATCTTAAAGATGAACTGAAGCATAAAATAAATCCAAAGAAAAAAACAATTAAAAATATAGAAATCGCCAAATTATATAAAATGGTATTATCAGAAATTAATGAATTAAAAGAAGGTGTGAATTCTGAATATATAATGAGTCAACTGACAGAATATATAGAATTACAAGATATGAAAAATGATATTCTGAGAGTTCATAAGTATCTGTCAAAAGATGAAGTTAGTAAAGAAGATATAGAAAAATCAAAATTAATACTATATACTAATAAAAGCAAGCATCTTCAAAAATTTGATGAGGGTGTATCTTTTGGTGCGAATAGTGATATTATGAGTAGTTTAAATCTTGAAGAGGATTTATTATGTACAGGGATAAAAGAATTAGATAATGCTGGTGCTTGTCCGTCAAGAAAATCTCTTACTCTTTTTTCATCTTTGCCAGGTAAAGGCAAATCCTGGTTTATGATAATGGTCGGAAAGTATAATGCTTTTCATAGAAAAAAGGTTTTGCATATTTCGTTAGAAATGTATTGGAAAGAGGTTGTAAGGAGATATCTTCAATGTTATTTTGGAATTAGTGAATCTGATGAAATGCTTGAAATTCCAAGATTCAATTTGGATAATTTTGGTAAGTTCCATGACTTCAAAATGGAAAAATTCAAGCCTAATTTATGGTTTGAACAAAAAGATATCGGCAAAACATTAAAAAGGAAATTGAATAAAATAAAAGGCGTACCCAAATTAATTATTAAGGATTTTCCAAGTGGATCTCTTACTGTTAAAATGTTGCAGGTCTATCTTGACAGCTTAATAAATTATTCAAATTTTCATCCTGATCTTTTGATAATAGATTATGCAGATTTGATGAAAGTAGACGCAAAAAACAAAAGAATAGATTTAGGTAATCTTTTAATTGAATTAAGAGGGCTTGCGAGTACATATAATTGTGCCCTTCTTACAGGTGCACAATTTAACAGAGGTGCAAAACTTGAAAAAAGGCATTGGTATGACGAAAGATTTTTTCAAGAGGATTTTAGTAAAGCAAATACTGCTGACAAAATAATCAGTTTTAATCAAACGGATAGTGAGTTTGAAAAAAAACTTGCAAGATTGTTAGTAGTAAAAAATAGAGGAAGAAGAGGCGGACAGAAAGTCATAATCACACAGTCTTATGACACAGGACAATTTGCGGTAGAAACATTACGGCTTGCAAAATCAAAAATAATTGCAGGTAAGTATTGGAATGCCGTAGAATCAGAATGAGGTAAAAATGGAATCAGATAAAAAAATTGAAGATTACAAACAGTTATTAGAAGATTGTTGTGAAGAAGACAGTGAAATTAGAAAAATTGCAAGGGAAGTATTAACTGAAAAAGAAGTTTATGGGAATCATTTTGGCTTTCCGCCTTTAGCAGATGTTATAGAATTATTAGTGGGCAAAATAAAGAAATTTGAGGATAAAAAAAATTGATTTCCAAAAATGCAATAATAGAATTTGAATCAAAAAAAATAAATAATTGGGATTATATCAAAACTATTGATAGAAATTTTCTTGAAGAAGAATTTAGTCATATTTCTAATGGTTTTAAATTTAAAATAGAACCATACGATCATCAACTCGCTTGTATTTTACTTGGATACTACAACCCATCATTTTTATTTCTTCTTTCCATGGGCACAGGGAAATCAGCAATAATTATTCATCTTGCCAAATTAAGAAAGCAATTCGGTAAAGTTAAAAAGACTCTCGTGCTGATGCCTAATATTGCTGTAGTAGGGTCTTGGATAGATGAAATAAATAAACAAAGTGACCTTTCAAGTGTCGCTTTGATTGGCACAAAAGCTGAAAGAGAATTAGCTATTAAAAAAGAAGCTGATTTATATTTAATGAATTATGCAGGATTACAGGTAATGATGACAGATACTGTTAATAAGAAAAGAATACCTAACCTAAAAAAGATGAAAGATTTTGCTGATATATTTGACGCTGTTGTTTTTGATGAAATTCATAATTGTTCTAATAAAAACAGTCTTGTATCAAAGCTAAGTTTAATCCTGTCTAAAAATTGCAAATATAGATATGGTTTGACAGGCACTCCATTTAATAGAGATTTAATGGGATTATGGAATATATTTAATGTTATAGATCATGGTAAAACTCTTGGGCATAATATAACTCTATACAGGAGTATTTATTTTGATCAAAAAATTAATTATTGGGGTGGATACGAATACAACCTTAAAAAAAATATAGAGCATAAATTATATAAAAGAATAAAAAATATTTCTATAAGATACTCTGAAGATGAGTGTATGGATTTACCACCAATAATAAGAAAAAAAATATCACTGTCATTTCCTAATGAAAATTATAAATACTATATAAAAGCTATTAAAGATGTTATTGAAGCTAAAGGAGACTTTAAAGCTTTAAAAAATGCTTTTGTTCAATTACGACAGATCTCAAGCGGTTTTATCGGATTTAAAAATGAAGAAGAAGAAAAAATGCGGATAAGTTTTGACAGTAATCCTAAACTTGAAACACTTATTAGTTTGATAAATGAAATAAACGACAAAGTTATTGTGTTTAATGAGTTTATATATAGTGGCGATATTATCGCAGAACGTTTAAAAAAAGAAAAGATAAAATTCGTAAGATTGTATGGAGGAACTAAGAAGAAAATAGATGTCATTAAAAAATTTCAGAATGATCCTAAAATAAAAGTATTTGTTATAAACTCAATTTCTGGCGGAACAGGCTTAAATCTTCAGTGCAGTAAATACGGTATATTTTACGAATCTAATCCTTCTGTTATTGTAAGAAGTCAAGCTGAAAAAAGATTTAGCGGGGCAAGACAAAAAAAACGATCATTTATTTTTGACTTAGTGATGAAAAAATCAGTAGAAGAAAAAATATTAAAATTTCATTCTGAAGGAAAAGATTTATTTCGTGCGATTGTCGAAGGCAAAGAAAAATTTGAATAGTCAAAATAATAATTTTTAGCTTGACGTTGATTAAAATTTGTGGTAATATGCATTAAGTGAAATGGTCGAGACGTGAGAGATAAAACCAAAAAAAATCATAATAGCGACAGAAGGGATAGCCTACCGACATTTCTCTCAGGGAATAGTTGCAAGCCGTCTCGACCACCTTCTGTCGCTTTAAATTTTTGCCAATGTCTTTAGATAAAATAAAAGATTTTCTTGATAATAACGGAATAGAATACATAGAAAAAGGCAAGAATGTAATGGCTGGTAATATAGGGATAAATTGTCCATTTGAATGTGACGACCCAAGCCATCATTTAGGCATTAATAGTAAAGGATGGTATAGTTGCTGGAAAGATAGCTCTCATTCCGGTAAGCAATTTACTAACTTAATTGCAGCTTTATTGAATGTTAGTAAATATGAAGCGGAAAGTTTATGGGCAGAAAATGAATATATATCTAATACTGAAGAATTTTATACTATTACTGATAAATCAGTATCTGAAAATATTTTAGATACTAAACCTATTGAGCTTCCTAAAGATTTTAGACTAATAAAAAAAGAAAATGGTATTACTCAAAGATTTATTTCTTATTTAAAAAGTAGAGATATTCCTGATTATCAAATTTATGACAAAGAGAATCCAATATTTTATAGCATTAAAGGGATTTGGATAAATAGATTTATTTTTCCAATATTATTTAACGGACTTATTTTTTCATGGACAAGCAGAAGTATTTATCCTGACTGTGAATTAAAATATTTAGATTTGTCTCCTGACGAATCTGCCAGACCTGTTAAGCATTGTATTTGGAAATATGATAATTTGAAAAAATATAACAATCAAAATATTCTATATATAACAGAAGGTGTTTTTGACTGTTTAAAACTAAATAGTTATTTGCCTAAAGGCAATCAAGCAACGTGCATCTTTACAAAAACATTAAGAGATGAACAAAAAGGTTTGTTATTTGATATAGCTCATAATTTTAAAAAAATAAAAATAATGTTAGATGCTGACGCTATTATGGAAGCTGAAAGAATAAGGCGTGAGATAAGCTTCTTTAAGAATATCAGTATTGAGTATTTACCAGATGGCATAAAAGATCCTGCTGAATTACCAGCGGAATACATAAGAAATTTTTTACACTAAAACAAATAGGGGGCATTTTATGGTTGAAGATAAAGATATGTATCAGCCAATTTGGGATGGTATAATTGAAAGATTTGCCAAAAAAGTTATTGCAAAAAATTTATGGAGGGTTTTAAAATATGGATACGAATATGACGATTTATATTGTGAGTCTTATCTTGTTTTTCTTAAATGCAAAGAAAAATTTACAGGCAGTAATATTAAAATGTTCATGGCATACTTTAAAAAATCACTTTTAAACAGGCTTTGCAGTATATCTTTAAAAGTTAAAGAATATAATGAGTATATAATAGATAAGAATGTTCATGAAATGGAGATTGAATCTGAAGATAATCAGGATTTTTGGGAAATACTTAAAAATGTTCCTAAAGAAATTCAAATGGTAGTTGATTTAATACTTGAGTGCCCTTCAGAAATTTTAGATATGGTTGGAGCAAAAAAGAAAAAAAGGAGGTGGAGTCATAACAATAAACTACTTTGTAGTATGTTAGGTATAGATCATAAAAGGCATGATTTGATCTATGAAATTAAAAATTATTTTACAAATGTATAGATGGAGGAATGCTATGTCAAAAATAAGAGAAAATATAGAAGAAGTTGTTGGTGTGTCAATCGGAAATAAAGAAAGTGTTGAAGAATATATTAAAAGATTAGCTGTTTCTTGCAGTGCTTTAGAAGATAAAGATTATGATATGCTTGCAGAAGAATCACAAATATACATAGAATCAGTTATAGATACTATAAATAAAAGCAATGGTGATATTAGTGGAGGAATACCGTTATTTCCTGATTCTGAAGATGAAGAAGTAGTTCCAAGACAAAAAGTAAAAACAAAATCAAAAGCAGTAAAGAAAGTAGCTTCAAAGAAGAAAAGAATCGCAAAACCAAAAGCAGAAGATAAAGAAATCGCAAAACCAAAAGCAGAAGATAAAGAAATCGCAAAACCAAAAGCAGAAGATAAAGAAATCGCAAAACCAAAAGCAGAAGATAAGATAGTTATAAAGCCAAAAGTAGAAAAGAAAACATTTACAAACACAAAACCAAAAGCAGAAAAAAAGACAGCCGTAGTAACAAAATGGAATCATGGATTGGCTTTTGATTCTGGCAAAATAGATGAAAAAATAATTGAAGGTATTACTAACCCTGTCAGGATAGCAAAAAGTTTAAAACTGACGCCAAGAAGAGTCAAAGAACATATCAGGCATCTTAGACAAAAACATTCCGCTAAATTTTAGGAGAGCTTTTGAATAGTAAAAATTATATTCTTGGGGCAGGGCTATCTGGCTTAATATGCGCAAATTACTTTAAAGAATACAAAGTTCTTGAAAGGTCTGATTCAGTAAAAATAAATCATAGAGCATTGTTAAGATTTAAAAGTAATGAATTGTCAAAATTTATTAATATAAGATCTTTTAAAGCTGTTAATGTAAGAAAATCAATTTATCATAAGGGTAAATTTTATGATAAACCTGATTTAACTGCTTCTATTCTTTATAGTCAAAAAGTATCCAATACAATAAGTGATAGATCAATTTGGATGGAAGATGGTAATCATGTCATAAGATATCTCCCCAATTATAATTTAATTAATGAATTGTCTTTAAACACAAACGTAAAATGCAGCAAGAAAATAATAAAAATAGATAATGGCAGAATAACATTTAGTAATGGTACTATCGAAGCATATGATACTATAATTTCAACCATTCCTTTAAACGAAATGGTTAAAATAGTTGGTATTGATGATAAAGATAACAAATTTAAAAGCAAGTCTATTTTTACCACAGTAATAAAAATTAAAGACTGTGATTTTCATCATACAGTATATATTATAGACGAAGATACTTCAATTTATAGAATAAGTTTTGTTGGTAATACTGTAATTTTTGAATCTATGGACAGAATAACAAAACCTATAGTGTATGATTTTCTAACAGCTTTTGGGCTTAAACAAAATATGAATGACTGCGTATTTGATTGTTTTAATTTTATACATCAGTATGGAAAATTGTTTAGTATAGATAGAGATGTTGTAAAATCTATACTATTATATCTTACAGAAGAATTTAATATTTATTCACTTGGTAGATATGCTGTTTGGAGAAATATTATGTCAGAAGATTTAATTAAAGATATTCTTAAAATAAAAGAAATGATTTACTGCGACAAACATAAATATGACATTAAATTAGGAGGAAGTTAATGTGAAAGTTGATCTTATTGATTATACAAAAAATGCGTTAGAGTTATTGATTTTCAGTAAGAAAACAAGATTACTGAATGATGCTTCAGATTATCATAAAATATTTGAGATGTCTGAAGAAGAAAAATTAAAAGAGCTTAATTATGTAAGAGGTACAATCAATAGCAGTTGGGAATTTGTAGATTATACTTTTTTAATTACGAAAGTTAGCCGTGCTTTTACCCATCAAATTATTCGTCATCGTATTGGTATTTCATTCGCACAACAAGCACAAAGAGTTGTTGATGCGTCTGATTTTGAATATTTATCTACCGGTGCGTGTGTTGACAGCCTACATTATCATAAAGGTATGGATGGTATAAGAGAAAATTATAAAAAATGTTTGGCCAACGGTGTTAATGTTCAGGACGCAAGAGGTCTTTTACCAACAAATGTATTAACTAATATTCTTGTCAAAGCAAATCTTAGAACTCTTAATACTATTATGGGAATAAGATTGTGCTATAAAGCTCAAGGAGAATTTCAGAATGTCGCAAGAGCTATTAGGAAAGAAATAATAAATGTTCACCCATGGGCAGAATCTTTTCTTGAAGTATATTGTGTGGATAAAGGTATTTGCGCATTTCCTAATTATAAAGAATGCCCTGTATTGCCTGTTCTATGCAGTATAGAAAAGAGTAAAGGTTTTGCAAAAAAAGTATGGAGTGAAACACAACATGAAGCTCAACCAAGAGGAGAAATTAATGCAGAAAAATAGCAGAATTGTCGCAATTGATTTTGACGGAACTATAGCGGCTTATGTATGTGATAAAAAAGGATATCCATTTGGCAAGCCTATGAAAGGTGTCAAATCGGCATTGCAAAAATTAAAAAAAAACAATTGTATAATTATTATACATAGCTGTAGAAATGAAAATGAAGATATAAAAAAATATTTAGAAGAACATTCTTTAGCTTATGATTATATAAATTATAATCCTATAAATGATAAGGATTGGCATTCTCAAAAACCATTAGCTGATATTTATATAGATGACAAAGGTTTAACATTTAATGGTAAATGGGATAATGATTTTATAGATACTATTATGAATTTTAAAGCATGGCATAAGTGACCGATGATAGAAGTAATTAATTATAAAAATATGCAGGATTTTTATGACTCATGCGGAAATATCAGTATAAGTAAGAATAAAACAAGCTTGTATATTTCTGTTGTAGATAATATTGGTTTTTTAAATAATAAAAAAACTCATAATTCCATATCAATAGCAAAACGTAAAATAAATAAAGCTATAAAGAATAAAGGGAAAATGGTTTTCCTTGATAAAGAAATTGATAATTTTTTTGATTACTGTGCCTTAAGAACATATCCTTATAGTTTTGTTTCAAGTATTACTAATTTACAAGAATTATTTGATCAAAATAAAGAATTTAGAATTTGCAGAAATTACGCAAGACATTTTACTGAATCTCTTTATCATTATGGCATAAAGAGATTATTTGGTAGTGTTGCTTCTTATTGTTTCTTTACAACATTCTCCCCTGCTGCAATTTATAATGAATTTAAAGAAAGCCCAATGAAACCATTTGGAAGCCCAAAAGAAGGTTTCTGTATAGGTGCATTAAATTTTGAATATATTAAATCAAAAGCAATGTTTAAACTTTCAATTATTTATAGAAGTGCTTATCTAACCCATATTTATCCTAATATGTATGCCCTTTCCTGTTTAGTTTCTGATATATTAACAGATAAGAAAGAAATTAAAATAAATAAAATATGTATGGAAATGTTCATTCCAAAATTAACTATCAATAGGAGAATATTTATTGACTGAAGAGAAAACAATTATAGAAAAAAGAATAGAAGATACAGAAGAACAAATAAAAAGATATATGGAAAAATCTTTGAATACAATGCTGACAAAAAATAAACAAAGAGGCGATTGTTGGAGGAATAGCGGGCTATTAGGTCAATTTGTAGAAATACATTCAATGTATTTTCGATTAAGAAATTTAATATGGGATATGAAAGATCATACCTTTTTTAATCAAAAAGAATATGAAGAATGGAAATTACAAGTTATTAACGCTCTTGAAGATTTAAGAAATTTTACGCTACTTGGTGAAATGTGTGTGATAGATAAAAATTTTGATGGAGGCAAATATATAGATGAAAAGCTATAATTATGTCAGCTATAGGAAAAATAAAATATTAAGATATATAGATTCTATTAAATATGCTCATAGGATTTTCCCTCCAAGTTTACAAGTTTCCCTTAGTGATTATTGCGTTAATAAGTGTATAACTTGTAGTCATTGGAAAATGGAAAACAAGCAAATCATAAATTATCAGGTGCTAATAGATTTTTTAGAATTTGGTAAAAAAAATAATCTTGAAACAGTATGCTATAGCGGTGGTGACCCATTTATATATAAAAGATTAAATGAAGTTATGGAGTGGCATTGCAGGAATGATATAGATTTTGGTTTTATAACATCTGGGCATTTATCAGATTTTATCAGCTTGCATTTACTTTCTAAATCAAAATGGGTAAGAGTTAGCCTTGATTCTATTAAAAATTATAATTTATGCAGAGGCGGTATTCTTTTTGAGAATATTGACAAATCGATTAAGCAAATGACACACTGTAATATTAATGTTGGATTAGGAATAACATTACATAAGCATAATTATAAAGAAATAAAAGAGTTATTTGATTATGCGATTTTTAATGGTATTAAAGAAGTAAGAATTTGGTTTGTCAGAGGTATGCCGGAATTGAATATTCCGAATAACGAATATGATATAAAACCTATTTTAGATAAATATATAAACAAATTTGAAAAACTTAAAATCTCTAATAATTTAAATTCTGCTTTTAATATTTTATCAAATGAATATAAAGAATCATTAGAATTTAAAAATTGCCATGCGGTTAAATATCAATTATTTATAGCTGCTTCTGGTATGATATATCCTTGCTGTATTACCGGTGGAGATACTAATGATTCAAGTAAATGTGATTCTATAGGTGATATTAGTTTTATAAGCCCAAAAAGAGCATGGGATTTTGTAGTGGAGAATATAGAAAAATTTAGTAGAAAAAATATACAGAACTTACCTGAAATTTGCAGAAATAACTGTATCTTGAGATTATCCAGCATAAATCATATAGTAGAAAAAGAATTAAAAAATAAAGAATTTATCTAAATTATCTTCTCAAGGAAACAATGCCAATTAGAAAATTTTCGCATTTGCATACCCATAGTCAATATAGCATACTTGATGGTTTAGGCAAACCAGATGATATTTTTAAAAAGGCAAAAGAGTTAAATTTTAAAGCTATAGCGATTACAGATCATAGTAATATGGATGGTTATGTTAAATGCATAAAAGCTTCTGAAGAAACCGGAGTTAAATATATTCCTGGATGTGAACTTTATATAGTAGATTCAATAGAAAATTATAAGAAAGTAAAAGCTAAAGGCATAAAAAGAACTCATATAACAGTTTATGCCATGAATAATTTAGGTGTTACCAATCTCTTCAATATCCTCAATAGAGCCAATTCAGATAATAATTTTTACAAAAGACCATTAATTGAATGGAATGATTTAGTAGAGCTTAAAACATCTGATTTATATTTTGGCACTGCCTGCTCAAGTGGAATCAATATAAGAAAAGATAGAGTTAATATTATTAAAATGTTTCTTAATAAAATAAGTGAAAAATTATTTATTGAAGTAATGCCTCATCTTATGGATGAACAAAAAGAAGCAAATTTTAACGGTATAAAATTATCAGAACAATTTAATTTACCATTGATTGCTACTAATGATAATCATTATATAAATTCTAGCGATAGTTACTATCAGGAAGTTTTGCTTGCTATGCAGACAAAAGCAAAATGGAATGATCCAAAAAGATGGAAATTTAGTATTACCGGATTATATATGCGTACAGAAAAAGAGATGGAAGAAGTATTTAAAGAACAAGGGATTCTTGACAAAAAACAGATAATAAATTCTTTAGAAAACACATCAATTATTTCTGATAATTCTAATTGTGTTTTTAAACAAAAGAAAGTGGAATTGCCTGTTGTATATGAAGATAAAAAACAAAGTGATAAAGATACGCTTGAAAGCCTTGTTATAGATGGTTTTGAAAATTTAATAGTAAATAGAAAAAATTTATCTGACAAAGAATACAATATTTATTGTGACAGGATAGAAGAGGAACTTGGTTTAATTCATAAATTAAATTTTGATGGATATTTTATTCTTGTTTATGATTTTGTCAAATGGGCAAAAGAAAATGATATTCTTGTTGGGCCTGGAAGAGGATGCTTCACTCCGGATTCTAAAGTTTATATTTTAGATTTTTCTGAATCAGAATTATGTCAATGTAAGATTAAAAATATAATAGATGGCGATAAAGTTATTACTCATAATGGAAGTATTGGGACAGTTCTAAAAAAATTTGAATATTATATTGATGAAGAAATAATAGAAATTCATATGAGTGATGGCAAAATTATTCAATGCACAAAGGATCATAAAGTATTTACAAAAGACGGCTTAAAAATGGCTTGTGAATTGACTGATAAAAGCAGTTTGATAGAAAGTAAAATAATATTTGAAGGAAATATAATTGGCGAATCAAGTTTATATTACAACCAAGTTAATTATATAACTAATAAGCATTATAAAGGCAAGGTTTATGACTTAGAAATTGACAAAGGGACATATAATATAGAAGGTTTAGGGGTTCATAATTCCAGTGGGGGCAGTCTTGTAGCTTATTGTTTAGGAATAACCGGTGTAGACCCAATTCAGTATAATTTACTATTCGCAAGATTTATATCACCAGCAAGAATAGATTTACCAGATATAGATTTGGATTTTGAAGATAGGAAAAGACATAAAATAAAAGAATATCTTGAAAGTAAGTATGGGAAAGATTGTGTTGCTTCTATTTCAACATTTGCTGAAATGAACGGTAGAGGTGCATTAAGGGATATAGCAAGAGTATTTAGTGTGCCACTAATAGAAGTTGATAAAGCGGCAAAAGCAATCGTTGTAAGAGGCGGCGGTGATATAAGAAGTACATTCTCAATAAAAGACGCATTTGATACTTTTGAAGAAGGTAAACTATTTTTAAAGAAATATCCAAAAGTTTCACAAACAGCTATGGCTATGGAAGGTACTATGAAAAATACAGGCATACATGCCGCAGGTATAGTTGTTTCTTTAAATTCTTTGCAATCTGGCCTTCAAGGTTATGTTGCAAAAAGAAGAGATATTCACGCTATAAATTGGGATAAAGAAGATCTTGAGTATATGGGATTAATGAAACTTGATATACTTGGCTTAAATATTCTTTCTATACTGAGTCAATGCTCTGATTTTGTTGTAGCAAATGGTGGTAAAAAAATTGATTTTTATGGTATGACTGAATTTACAGATAAGAAAATATTAAATGAATTTAATATTGGCAATACAATAGGTGTTTTTCAATTTGAATGTATTTTTGAAGATACTATTATTGGAATCAAAAATAAAATAGAAATAAAGAAAATTATTGCAGGAAGTAAAACAGAAAGCATTACAGAAGATGGTAAAATAATTTTTAATAAAGTAAAAAGGATTGTCAAAACCGGAGTTAAAAAAGTATTTTTATTAACTCTTGAAAAAACAGATATATTAGCTACAGAAGAACATAGATTTAAAACAAGAAATGGATGGAAAAAATTATCAGAAATTACTATTAATGATGAAATACTTACTTTTACAAATTCTTATTCCAAGATATTAAGCATCCAGCAATGGAAAGAAGTAGAAACGTATGATATGGAAATGGAAAACAGAAAATTTCCTAATTATATTGCTAATGGAATAGTAGTTCATAATTCTTATGGGATTCGAAAATTAACATTTCAATGCGGCGTCAAAGAATTTAAAGATATTTATGATATTAATGCTCTTTTTAGACCCGGAGCATTGCGTTCAGGATTAAGTACGGATTATGTGGCAAGAAAACATGGTCAAAAAAAATATGGAAAAGTGCATGAAGAAATATCAAAAATAACAAAAGATACTTATGGAATAATTTTATATCAAGAACAAATAATGAATTTGTTGTATAATCTTGGTGGTTTACCTTGGAAAACAACAGATATGGTAAGAAAGGTAGTTTCAAAATCAAAAGGTATAGAACAATTCCAAAAATTTAAAGGAATGTTTGTAAAAGGTTGCCTTAAAAGAACAAGTATGAGCAAAGAAGAAGCTGGTGCGATATTTGATGAAATGAAGCACTTTGGAAATTATGGTTTTAATTTATGCGTAAGTGAAAATACAAGGGTAACAACTTTTTATAAAGATTCCAAAACAGAAATGACTATAAAAGAAATGTATTTAAAAAAACCTAAATATGTTTATTCTTATGATATAAAAGCAAAAAAACAAATTAAAACTTTAATAAAAGACATAGTTAAATGCGGAAGGAAAAAAGTATTTCAATTACGTTGCCTATCTCCTTTAAGTATTAAACACATCACTACAACCAATGAACATAAATTTTTAACAGAAAATGGATGGCAACAATTAAAAAATTTAAAAGTAGGAGATAAAATTCTCACAAAACGTAGTATTTATGATAGGCAATATTATGATAAATATGGAGGTGAATTTGAGTTTTCTATAATAAGAGATATTAATTATGCAGGATATGAAGAAACTTATGACATTCATGTAGATCATTTATGCCATAACTATTTAGCTAATGAATTTGTTGTCCATAATAGTCATAGTGTTGAATATTCAGTTATTGCATGGCAATGCATGTATTGTAAAGTTTATCATCCGCTTGAATATATGCAGGCATTATTATCTTATACCACAAAAAATAAAGATAGATTTCAAGTATATATAGATGAAGCTTTGAGGCTTGAAATAAAAATAGAATTTGTTGATATAAATATATCAGATTCTATTGAATGGAGATTTAATAATGGCAAATTATATGTACCATTTATTGCAGTAAAGAATATTGGTGATAAAGCTGCTAAAGAAATTGTAAAAGCAAGAGAATCTGGCTATAAGAATAAAGAAGATTTTATGAATAAGATAAACAAAAGAATAATTAATATTCGTATAAGAAAAGCTCTTGAAACTTCCGGCGCATTCAGGGTATGGGATAGCAATAGTCATGATATTCAAAAAGCTGTTACTATGTATGATTTTACATGGATAAAAGATAAGCAATATAATACATGGAATGATTTTGTATCAAAAACTTATGAATTGGGTCCATTAGGTCAAAAATGTGACGTTAATAAATGGTATTTTGGCTTAATGACTGAACTTAAATTTGGTTATCACGCTAAAGGTAAAAGTGGGAAAATAACTGAAAGTTTAAGAAATATACTTGGTACTTCTGAATCTCTTGGCGGCGCATACGGGTTTTTAAGAAATACTGACAGTGAATATGGTATGGTTACATTCAATGTAGAAATGTTTTACCATTTAAAAGAAAGGATAGAACGTTGCGCAAGAAAATTTATTTTAGTAAGAGGTATGCCGGATACATTTAGTAATAATATTATAGCGGATAGATTTTATGATGAAGACGATTTCTTAAAATGTAAAGTTCCGTTAAATATATATGAGTCAAAAAAACCTGACTATGATTTTAATAATACTAAAGATTGTAATAAATGTAAATTATCAGAAGAATGCTCTATAAAAGTTAATACTGAATATAATTCTAATATAGTAATACTTGGCGAGGCTCCTGGACGTGAAGAGCATAAAATAGGCAAACCATTTTTAGGAGCGGCTGGTTCTGAGTTATTTAGTACATTAGGAAAAATGGGAATAAATCGAGAAGATGTAACCGTATCTAATTGTTGCAAATGTTTTCCGTCTAAAACAAAAACACCTACAGATAAACATATAAAAACTTGTACTGAGCATTATTTAAAAAAAGAATTAGAAGCTATCAAGCCGATATTAATCCTTGCTTTGGGGAATACAGCTTTAAAATTTGTTAAAGACGAATCTTCCGGAATAAGAGATCTTAGCGGTAAAACAGAATGGAATATAAAATTAAACTGTTGGGTTACATATTGTGTTCATCCAGCTTCTGTAATTTACGATAAAGGAGCAAATGGTGAGATTTTCAATAATTCTTTAAAAGCTTTTGTTGATAATATTAAAATGATTTCAGGTATCCATCAGGATAAGTGGAGAAAATATCATGTTTTTTAGTAGTTGTTCGCAAGATTTTGTATATTAAAACTGGAGGGATTTTGAACATATTAATAACAGGGATAACAGGTTTTGTTGGGTCGCATTTAGCAGATTATATCTTATCTTTAAATAAAGGTCATAAAGTTTTTGGCTTAACAAGATGGAGGAGTTCTAAAGATAATATTAAACATATATTAGATAAGATAGATTTATTAGATGGAGATTTATTAGATCCATTTTCTTTAATTCGTGTTTTAACTGAATCAAAACCAGACATAATATTTCATTTAGCCGCTCAATCTTATGTCCCTACAAGTTATAATGCCCCTTCTAATACTTTAATGATTAATGGAATTGGAACTATTAATTTATTAGAAGCGATTTTAATGCTGAGTCAAATTGAAAATTATTACGGTAATCATTATCCTATTATTAGTATTTGTTCATCAAGTGAAGTTTATGGTCAGGTAGAAAAAGATGAAGTTCCGATTAAAGAAACAAATCAATTAAGACCTGCTTCTCCTTATGCAGTTAGTAAAGTTACAGAGGATATGCTTGGGCGGCAATATTGGGATTCTCATAAATTATATACCTTAATAACAAGAGCTTTTACTCATACCGGAGCAAGAAGAGGTGAAGTATTTTTTGTTTCTGCTTTTGCCAAACAAATTGTAAAAATAGAAAAAGGATTACAGGAGCCAATTATAAAAGTAGGTAATTTAAATTCAGTAAGAACTATTTGTGATGTAAGAGATATAGTAAGAGCTTATTGGATGTTAGTAAATTCAGAATTTAAAGAATATGGGCAAGTATTTAATATTGGTGGAGTAGAAACATTTACAGTAGGAGATATTTTAAATAAACTAATAGCCATTTCTTATAAAGAAAAAGAATATTTCAAAATAAAAGTAGATCAAGATTTATTAAGGCTTTCTGATGTAACTTTACAAATTCCTGATTGTACTAAATTTAAAAAAGTTACGGGATGGGAACCTGGAATTGAAGTTAATGATACGTTAGAAAGCGTATTGAATTATTGGAGGCAGAAGCTTTGATTGACACATTCCTAAATAAAGAATTTATTTTTGCGTGTTGGATGATAATTATCATCGTAATAGTGAAATTACTGAAGAAAAAATGAATATTGATTTAGACTTAGAAGTGAAATTATATAAAAAAATGTATTTGATAAGAGCTTGTGAAGAAGCAATTATTAAAGAATATCCAAACAATCAAATGAAAACTCCTATGCATATGAGTATGGGTTCAGAACATATAGCTTCCGCAATTTGCCTGGCATTAGGCGATAAAGCGCAAATATTTTGTTCTTATCGCTCTCATGCCCCTTTCTTAGCAAGAACAGAAGATACGGATCAATTCTTTTTGGAAATGTATGGTAAAAAAGAATCTGTAGTAGGCGGCAAAGGCGGCTCAATGCACTTATGTTATCCTGATAAAGGGTTTATAATGTCATCTGCTATAGTGGGAAGTCAAATCTCAGTCGCTTGCGGTTGGGCTTGGGCTAATAAACAAAAAAACAATGATAAAATTGTAGTTGTATTTTTTGGAGATGGAGCTACTGAAGAGGGTGTCTTTTGGGAAAGTTTAAATATAGCTTGCCTTTATGAGTTGCCTATAGTGTTTGTTTATGAAAATAATGGATTAGCTGTTCATACTTCTGAAAAAGATAGAAAGGGGCATAAATATTTTATTGAAGCAGTCAAAAATTTTAATTGTAGAGTAGAAGATAATTTTGGTTTTGATGCGGAAACTATTCATAGAGTTATTGAAAATTATGCCGATTGCAATCTTCAAATACCCTTATTTTTAGAAATTAAATATTTTAGGATGTTAGAGCATGTCGGTATAAATGAAGATTATGATGCTGGATACAGAATAAAACCTGATAATAATATTGATCCAATAAAATACCAAAGACAAAAATTAGTAAATAAACTTGGCAGAGATTATGTTCATAATGAAATCGATAATAAAATAGATATTATGATTCAAAAAAGCATACATTTAGCTAAATCAAGTTGATTATGGAAAAAATAACTTATTGCGAAGCTATTAATAAAACTCTTCATTGGAAAATGGAGAAAGATAAAACAATAATAGTATGTGGAATAGGCGTACCAGATCATAAAAATGTATTTGGCAGTACTGAAGGGTTACAGAAAAAATTTGGTAAAAATAGAGTTTTTGACACGCCGTTATCAGAAGACGCAATGACAGGTTTTTGTATTGGTATGGCTATGAATGGAATGAAACCAATACATATCCATATAAGAGCTGATTTTGCTTTATTAGCTATTAATCAAATAATTAATATGGCTTCTTCCGTTAGTTATATTTCTAATAATCAATTAAAGTGCCCAATAGTCATTAGAATTATAATTGGCAGAGGATGGGGGCAAGGTTTCCAGCATAGTAAGAGTTTATTTTCTTTATTTACTCATATTCCTGGATTGAAAGTCATTGCTCCATCTACCCCGTCAGATGTTATTGAAATGTTAAGCCTCGCTATTATAGATAATAATCCAGTTATATGCTTTGAACATAGATGGCTTTATTGGCAGAATGGAATTTATAATAATGATTTTGAACATGTTTTACCTTATTATAGCTCTAAAAATATATTATCTGGTAAAGATATAACTATTGTCAGTTATTCATGGGGCATTGTAGAGTCAATGCAAGCGGCAAGAGTTTTAAAAGATAAGCATAATATATATGCCGACGTGGTTGATTTAAGAGTTTTATCTCCATTAGATACCAAATATATAATTGATTCAATTGAAAAAACTCATAAATTATTAATTGTTGAAGATGATTGGTTAAGTAATAGTGTTGGTAGTAATTTAATAGCTATTCTTTGTGAAAAAGGAGTATTAAGTAATGTTCAAGTTAAAAGAGTGGGTTGGGAAAATATTCCTTGCCCAACAGCAAGGCATCTTGAAAATAAATTTTATTATAGTGCTGAAACAATAATTAGAAAAGCGGAAAGAATGTTCGGTTTGAGTAAAAGTGATTTATCTGATGTAGATTTTCACTCACATGAGAATAAATTCATAGGGCCATTCTAATGACGGATAAAGAAGGTAATTTTTTGTCTGCTTTTAATAAGATTGCGGAAGAAATTTACCAAATTTCTCGAGATAAAGGATTTCACGATAAAGAAAGGAACGAAGGCGAAGTGATAGCATTGTGTCATTCTGAATTGTCTGAAGGATTAGAAGCATTAAGGCTTGACAAGATGAGTAATAAAATACCTGATTTTTCCGGAATTGAAGAAGAACTTGCTGACACTATTATAAGAATAATGGATTGGGCACATAGCAAAAAATATAGAGTTGCTGAGGCACTAATAGAAAAAATTAAATTTAATAAAAACAGAGAATATATGCATGGAGGGAAAAATTTTTGATGAAAAATGAATCTATAGAATTAGAATTATATTGTGATAAAGACATTGTGATATCTCATCATGGAGCTGGCATTGCTAAAGTCAAACTTAAAGGAGTATTAATTTTTGATTTACTAGACCAAATTGCGGGCGATAAAAACAAATATCTTTTTGACGAAATAGAATCTTTTGTAAGGAATAAAAAATATGAAGGGTGACAAAATTAGTATTATTATTCCTTCTTATAATGGTGGTAGATTTATAAGAAAATGTCTTAATTCTATAAAAAAGCAGAAGGGGGATTTTGAAAAAGAAATAATAATTGTTGACAATGAATCTACTGATGAAACTGATTCTATAATAAATGATTTTGATTATCTTTTTCCTGATAAAAAGTGCAATAAGCAAATATTTGATACCTCAATGACAGTAATAAAAGAAAAAGATAAAGGAATTATGGATGCGTGGAATAAGGGAATGAAATTAGCTACTGGAAATTATATTGCTTTTTGCAATACTTCTGAATGCTATTATGAGTATGAATGGTTTCAGCGATGTATTAATATTATTAAAAAAAATAAATGGGTATCATGTGCTTATGGGATGACTTTAATTGAATATGAAAATGGTGAAATAGAAGGAATGGGAGGGTTTAGGATATTAAAAGAAATTTTAATGAATGAAAAGCAGGTTCCTGAAACCTGTTTTAAGCTTTATTTTGAAAAAGCTATTACATGGAATGAATGTACAGCTATCTTTAGCAGAAAATCAATTGAATCTGTTTTGCCATTTCAAATTAATGATTTTGGAGCTGTTTTAAAAGCGGAAAGAGATTATTTTGAAAACGGTTATTTATCTTATTTTATCAGAAGAATTGGAGCTTTATCTATAAGACATGCTGATAGCGGTACTGTTAATCATCAATCTCCTGCAAATAGTGATAAAATGTTTAAAAATCATTGGAAAAAAATAGCAGAATATGCTAAAGAAATAATTAAATCAAATTATGAATTAAAAGATCAAAATGGTAAAAGCATAGCAATGATAGCATTGGGGAAAAATGGATAAATCTTTTACAGGAAAGTTTGACGTTAAGCCAGAAGATATTGTAATTTTCCATATTGGTTTTGGTTGTGGCGGTAGTAGGCACGCAACTGATTTTCAAAATATGTTTCCTGAAAGGACTGTTGTTTACGGGTTTGAACCGAGAGATGATAACAGCAATAAAGGGATAGAAAAATATTTAAGAGGTAAATTTATAAATACGGCTTTACATTCGGTTAATGGTAAATTTTCTTTTAATGTCAATAAAGCTGTTTCAAGTAGTTCTATGTTAGAACCTAATGATGTAGTTTGTGAAGAACATATAAAGCCGTGGACGCAGGATAATTGGGTAAAAACTTGGGGGGATAATACTAAATTAGATAAAAAAATTAGGATTGAATGCAGAACTTTAGGAGATTTTATAAATGAAGAAGGAGTAATTCCTGATGTGCTGGTTATAGACGCTCAGGGGATGGAATTAGAAATAATGAAAGGGATGGGAAAATATTTTACAAGTGTCAAAGCTGTTTGGGCAGAGGCAGAATTTTTTCCTATTTATAAAAATCAAGATTTATTTTATGATCATTATAAATTTTTAGATCAATATAAATTTAGATTAGCTGATTTATATGCTATGCAGAAATGGAGAACTTCTGAATTTGCAGGGGAAGGATTTTTAACTGTCGCTCAAGCTCTATGGTTAAAGAGGTTTGATGTATTGTTTTCTGAATTTGAAAGTGATATAGATTTACTAAAATGTGCGGCTATAGCTCAAGTTTATAATAAAACTTCTTATTCTTCAGCTATTTTAAAAAAAATAAACTCCCTACCTTTAGGTGGGGACTAGAAAAGTTTATTAATGCCGATTTAAACGGGTTTCACGCAGTTAAATTAAACTCTTTATTCAATTCTTCAAGTGACTTTGAAAAATAAAACAGTATTAGTTACCGGAGGCACTAAAGGAATTGGTAAAGCTATTGTTAAAAAATTATTAAATAATAATTATAATGTTTTTACATGTGCCAGAAATACTGTCAATATGGATGATTTTTATGAATTGCAAAAAGAAAATAATCAATTCCAGTTTATTCAGGCAGATTTAAAAGATATAAATGGGGTCAAATCTTTTATAAGTAAATCTGCTTATTATAAATATGGTTGGAAAATTGACATATTAATCAATAATGTTGGCGGCGGAGGAAGTTTAAATAATTATGAAAATATTATGAGTATTAATTATTATACGATGTTAATTTTATCAGAATTTTTTTTACCATTTATGATTCATAAAAAATGGGGTCGGATAATAACTATTTCCTCTATATATGGAAAAGAACCTGGGCTTAATCCGTATTTTGATGCTGCTAAATCAGCACAAATAGCTTATATGAAGTGTATGTCAAAGAAAGAAGAATATGTTAGAAATGGAATCACTTTTAATAGTATTCTTCCAGGGCATATTAGTAGCGGTTATAGCTATAACAAAAATAAAAATACTGTTAAGTATAAAAATATAATTGATTCTACTCCAATGGGGAAAATAGGAGAGCCTGAAGATGTTGCCAATACGGTTGAATTTTTATGTTCTGAGAAATCTAATTATATAAATGGTAGTTGTATTACTGTAGACGGTGGAGAAGCAAATTGAAAAAAGTTATTCTTATTACCGGAAGCGAAGGTTTAATTGGAAAAGAATTACAATTATTATTAGCTAAAAATAAGCGAGTAATAATTAAAAAAGCTGATTTAAAACTTGGTAATGACCTTAGATATTTTAAAGAATGTTTGAACTTATGCGACGGAGTAAATGAAGTTTATAATTGTGTTGGAGTTAAAGGTTCTGCAAAAATGACAAAGGAAAGACCTGCTGATTTTCTTGTCCCAATGCTTCAATATAATACAAATATGATGGAAGCCGCAAGGCAATGTGGGGTAGATAAATTTTTATATGTGAGTTCTATTGCTGTTGAAAATTTAAAAACTGATTACTATCCAGCTATGGCTAAATTAATGGGAGAAAAACAAATAGATGCTTATAGGGCGCAAAATTCTATAAAGACAAAATTCTGTATTGTCAGACCTGCTAATACTTATGGCAGATTCGACCAATTTTATAATCCAAATGCTATGGTTATAACTTCTTTAATAAATAAAGCTGGTACAACAAATAATAATGAATTAAAAGTTTGGGGAGATGGTTCTCCTATAAGAGATTTTATCAACTCTATTGATGTAGCAAATGGTATGATAAAATGCATGAAGGTTATGCCAGAAGTACCGATAAATCTATGTAGCGGAAAAGGCGTTACTATAAAAAAAGCTGCGAATATTATTGGTAAAATATCAAACAAAAAAGTAATATTTGAGAAGAAAAGTAATGTCGGGGCTAAATCAAGAGTAATGAAAATCAATGGAGACATTATCGATTGGAAACCGAATATTTCATTAAAAGATGGATTAGTTAAAGTTTGGGATTGGTATCAAATTATAACCAAAATAGATCAATCATCCCTCCCTAAAGGAAGGGGTTTCTTGGATAAAACTGGATGAATAATTTCACTAATATAAAAACTATATCATGGTTTAGTAGTGGAGTGTCAAGTGCCGTAGCTACCAAACTTATGATTGATGAAATAGATCAAATAATTTACACTCATATTGACGATCAACACTCAGATACTTTGCGTTTTGTTTCTGATTGTGAAAAGTGGTTTGGAAAGCCAATTAAAATACTTCAAAGTCATTATAAAAATGTTGAAAATGCTTGCAGGGCAGCAGGAGGACGAGGTTACGTGAATGGGATTGGTGGAGCCCCCTGTACGAGATTTCTAAAAAGACGTGTAAGAGCCGAATGGGAACTCAATAAAAAAGAGGCTTTACGCTATGTTTGGGGTATAGATATAAATGAACAGAATAGATGTAAAAAATTAATATTAAATATACCAAATCAGGAACATGTTTTCCGCTTGTTGATAAAAAAATAAATAAAGCAGAAGCACATAGAATTTTAAAAGCCAGCGGAATAAAGCGTCCAGCAATGTACGATTTAGGATATAACAATAATAATTGTATTGGATGTGTTAAAGGCGGTATGGGGTATTGGAATCATATTCGAGTAGATTTTCCGGAAATTTTCGCTCAAAGGGCTAAAATGGAAAGATTAATTGGTGGGACTTGCATAAAGGGCGTATATTTAGATGAATTAGCTCCAGAAAAAGGCAGGCACACACCACCAATCGTTGATGATTGTGGTATCTTATGCGAAAGCATAGGATTATGACTACTTACCTGAGTAACCTATCCCCTTATTTTGTTCATAATTTGTGACTACCTTGGGGCAAGCCGCCGTGGTTTTACGCAGCTTCTTATAAAAAAGGACAAAGTGAAAATATTTAATACACGGCTAAACGGAGTTTTTAGATTAGAACTTAATCCTTTTACAGATCATAGAGGTGAATATGTTGAAATCTATAATACTAATTATTATAAATTAGCCTTTCCAAAAATAGGAGATAAATTTATTCAGGATGATATTTCAATTTCCAGAAAAAATGTAATTAGAGGTATCCACGGAGATAATAAGACATGGAAATTAGTTTCCTGCATTTATGGAGAGATGTATTTTGTAGCTATAAATTGTGATAAAAAATCGAAAAACTTTGGGGAATGGGAATCATTTATATTATCCGATAAAAAAAGATTTCAATTATTACTTTCTCCTTTATACGGCAATGCCTTTTTAGTACTTAGTGATAAATCTATATTCCATTATAAACAAACTACTTATTACGGAGAGGTAGAACAATTTACTTATAAATATGATGACCCTTATTTTGATATATTCTGGCCAATACATAAAAATAATGCAATATTGTCTGAACGAGATAAGAATGTCAAATCTATAAGAAACGAAGAAAGGATGATTTGATGCATAATTTTTATAAAAATAAAAAAATATTAGTAACAGGCGGTTCAGGATTTATTGGAATCAATTTAATATTACAATTACAAAAGTTAGAAGCAAAAGTATTAGGTACATATTATAATCATCTTGTTATGTCGCCTACATCCAATACTAATAATTATGATTATTTAGCAAATGATTTGGCTTTTGCTGATTTAACTATTAAATCCAATTGTGAAAATATTTTGAATAAATTTAAATTTGATTATATTTTTAATTGTGCTGCTGTTACTCACGGGGCGAAATTTATAAAAGAATACCCTGAAGAATTGGTAGTAGATAATACTATTATGAATATGAATATAATTGATGCCGCTTATAAAGCTAAAATAAAAAAATTTGTATTCATAAGTAGTGGAACGGTTTATCCGCAAAATATTGGTAAAGAAATAATTTTTAAAGAAAAAGATATGTATCCTGATCATGCTGAAAATAATGACCCTCCTGATTGCTATTTTGGAGTAGCTCACATGAAAAGATATGGGGAAAAATTATGTGAGTTTTATTCTAAATATGTTAAAAATCCAATGGCTTGCATAGTTATTAGACCGAGTAATATTTATGGTCAGTATGATTGTTTTGATCCTGAAATTTCTCATGTGATGGCAGCTACTGTTAAAAAAGTTATGGATGGGAAAAATCCGATAGAAGTATGGGGCGACGGTAAAGATGAAAGAGATTTCTTATATATTGATGATTTTATAAACGGAATGTTATTAGCTGTAAAAAAGACTGATTCTTTTGATTGTTTTAACTTAGCTTATGGTAAAACATATAATATCGCAAAAATTTTAAAAATTATGGAAGAGATAGCCAAACGAGAATTTAATATTAAATATCTTTCTAATAAACCGTCTATGATAAAAAGCAGGAAATTCAATATTAAAAAAGCTGAAAAAGTTTTAGGGTGGTATCCAAAAATTGACATCAATAAAGGTATTAAAAAAACTATGGAGTGGTATCAAAAAAATGATTAAAACTTTTAAAAAAAAAATAATTTGTAGATAGTCAAAAAGGAAAATTATGATTTTAATAAGAACACCATTTCGTATCAGTTTTTTTGGCGGAGGTTCTGATTACCCCATATGGTTTAAAAAGCATGGCGGTCAGGTTTTATCAACTTCTATAAATAAATATTGTTATATAACAGTAAGAAAACTCCCTCCGTTTTTTAATCATAAATATAGAATTAGATATACAAGAAGAGAAGAAACTAACATGATTTCTGAGATTGAGCATCCTTCAGTAAGAGCTTGTCTTGATTTTATGCAGGTAGAACATGGAGTTGAAATTTTACATACTTCAGATATACCAGCTAATTCAGGAGTAGGTTCTTCTTCTGCCTTTACCGTTGGATTGCTCTATGCCCTTTATTCATTACAAGGCAGAATACCAGCTAAAAGAAGATTAGCAAAAGAAGCGATTTATATAGAACAAACTATTATAGGAGAGAATGTAGGGTCTCAAGATCAAATAGCTTGTTGCTTTGGAGGCTTAAATAAAATTGAATTTAAGAAGAATAGTGAATTTGTAGTAACTCCATTACCTGTAAATGTTTTAAGATTAGAAAAATTAAGAAAAAGATTATTATTATTTTTTACAGGTGTTTCAAGATTTTCATCTGATATTGCCGGAGATAAAATTAATAATTTATTAAAAAGAGAAAAACATATTAATGATATGAAAGTAATGGTAGATATAGCTATTAAAGTATTAAATGGAGAAGAAGAATTAATTACTTTTGGTAATTTATTAGATGAATCTTGGAAACGTAAAAAAGAATTATCAGATAGAGTTTCAACTAAAGAAATAGATGATATTTATGAATCAGTTAGAAGATATATTATTGGTGGGAAAATTCTTGGGTCTGGCGGCGGCGGGTTCTTATTATTTTTTGCTGAACCGGAACATCATACAACTATAAAAAAAATACTTAAAAAATTAGTTTATGTCCCATTTGATTTTGATAATACCGGTACTCAATTAATTTACTATTCAAAATAAAGAAAAAATAATTGAATGATTTGACTAAAATTGATATTGTTATACTTTGTGGCGGGTTTGGGACAAGATTAAAAGAAGTTACTGAAGATAAAATACCAAAATGCCTTGTTGATATAAATGGAAAACCTTTTTTAAACAGGTTAATTGATTATTTATATAAGCAGGGATTTAGAAGATTTATACTTGCCACAGGCTATAAATCTAATATGATTACTAAAGATATTTTGTGCAAGTATGTAAATTGTAATTTTATTTTTTCGCATGAAATTAATCCGTTAGGCACAGATGGAGCGATTAAATTAGCAGAAACTTATGTGGAAAGTAAAGAATATTTTGTAGTTAATGGAGACACCTATTGTGAAATTCATTATAAAGATATATTTCAAATATATAAAAATATGAATACTCCAAAAGGAATGGAAATTATATTTATTGATAACAGTCAAAATTTTCAATCTATCAAATCAGGTATTTTTATTTATAAAAAAGATTGGGTAATAAACGAATCTATGATTAAATTAAAATTACCTACACCATTTATAGATATTGGCACTCCGAAAGGTCACAAAGAACTTTGTAACTATTTTTCAGGAAAAAATGAGAATATTATTTGTAATACCAACTCTTGATTTTGCCGATCACATATCAATAGCTTACCTTTCTTCAATTGCTAAAGAATCAGGACATGAAACTTTATTTCTTGAATTAAATAAAGGAGATCGTTCAAAGAGAATAAAAGATGCGGAAAGTTTTGTTGACCCAAATAATTTAGATATTATAGCTTATTCTTGCACTATTCAAGGATTTAAACAAATTGTTGATTTTAATAATGCTGAAAAGAGATTGACAAAAAAGCGTTTTGTCTCTATATTAGGTGGCTCTCATGCTACATTCGCTCCTGAAACATTCAAAAAAAGCGGAATGGATTATTATTGCGTAGGTGAAGGAGAAGAAACTTTTAAAGAATTTTTGTATGCAATATCTAATAATATGTCGGCATTGAATATTAAAGGTATAATAGGTGAAGGCAATGATGTTGTAATAAGACCATTAATACAAGATTTAAACTCACTTCCATTTCCTGATAGAGATTTGATATTAAAAAATTCTTATTTAAAAAATATTCCAAAAAAAACATTTTATACTTCAAGGGGTTGTCCTTATTCGTGTTCGTACTGTGCGAATAATCATCATAATAGAATGTATAAAGGTCAAAAGATAGTAAGAAGATTTTCAGTTGATAGAATTATTGATGAGATGAAGCATGTCAAATCAAAATATAGAATGGATTTTGTAAAAATAGGTGATGACTTGTTTGCTTTAAAAGCTGACCTCTGGCTGACTAAATTTTGTGATAAATATTATAAAGAAATAAATATTCCGTTTAATTGTTACTTAAGAATAGATTCTATCAGTTATGATTTATTATATATGCTAAAAGAAAGCGGCTGTCATTCAGTTCATCTATCTATAGATAGTACAGATTATCACATAAGAGAAGTTATTTTAAAAAGAAAGTCAAAATTAAATACATTAGAGATGATTAAAAAATTAAAAATAATTCATAGTTTTGGGATTAAAACCTGGGTAAATTTTATGTTAGCGGCTCCTGAATCATCTTTGCAAAATGATCTTGATACTATAAAAGTTGCTAAAAAAAGCAGTATTACTTATACAAGTTATTCCATGACTGACCCAATAAAGGGAACTGATTTATATAAATATTGTCTGAATAATAATTATATTGATAGAAATTACAAAGGAGATATGAGTAATTGCTCTAATAAATCTCCATTAAATTGTTTTTCAGAAAGGGATAAAGATATTCGTTATAATATTTACTTATTAGGGGCAGTTATTGCTAAATTACCGTATATATTACTAAGCATAGCAATTTATATTATCAAGAATGTTAAGCCAAATAAATTTTTTGAGATTATAAGGCAAAAATTCTATAAATATAATATTGAAAAGATAATCTTTATTTTAAAGTGAATGGAGGTGGAACCCTATGAAGAATAGACGCATAGAAGGCTCACTAAGTAAGACGATTAATTTAGGAAATTATGAATCAATAAAAATTAATGTTGGTTTATCTGCTGATATTACTGATAAAGAAGATTTAAATGCCTGCTATAATAATTTATTTGTAGAAGTAGAACAGCAGTTGCTAAAAGAAATCAAGGAAGTCACGCCAAATTAATCAAAGGAGAACCATGGAAATTGAAGAAGCTAAAGAATTATTATTAATAGATAAAAATAGTTTAGATGATGTTTGTCTTGAGCAATCATCTTTGTTTGAAAAAATCGGCTCTACTTATGTTAATGCTATTAGCAAAAGAGATAAAGCAAAAGAAGAATTTCATACTATAGACGCACAATTAGCTATAACAAAAAGAAAGGAAGCAGATTTAAGTAATATTAAATTAACAGAAGCTAAATTAGCGGAGATGGTTCAAGTTCATCCTGAGCATGAAGAAGCTATGGAACGATATTTTTATTATAAACATGAAGCAGATAAATGGGGGGTATTAAAAGAATCATTCTCACAAAGAAAGGATATGATTGAAATAGTATGCAAATTATATTTGACAGGTTATTTCAATTCAGAAACAAGTGTCAAAGAGTCAAAATATACAAACATAACAGAAGTAAGGGCTATTAGAGAAAGACAATCAAAAAAAAGACAAAGAAAAAAAATTAATCAATAAAACAGAAAGGAGAGAAAAGAACTGTGTTCGAAAATATCACCATTTTTAAATTGCTTGGTGGAATATTTTTATTTATTTTTTTTGCTTACTTAATTACTCGTGTAATAAGTACAGCTATTTTTAAATCAAAAGAGGAATATGAAAAGTCTTTATTAAAAAAAGGAGGAAAATGTAATGGCAAGATCCAGAATAGCAAGTAAAAAATCAAGTTCAATAAAAAAAAGACCATCTTTCAATGATATGCTGAAAAGAGCATCGCAAAAGGGTAGTATTTTTGATTCATATCTTTCTGATAATTTTAATACATTTAAAATAAAAGAAGGTCACATGACTATACGTATCCTTGAACCTACATGGGACAATCCAGATCATTATGGATATGAAGTTTTAGTCCATAGGAATATAGGTCCAGATAATGTAAGCTATCTATGCCTTGGAATGAAAGATGAACCATGCCCTATTTGCGAAGATAGAGAAGAAAATTCAGATGATATAGATTACGCAACAGCTTTAAAGGCAAAGAAAAGATATATTGTTTGGATGATAAACAGAGATGATGTCAAAGCTGGTCCATTGCTCTGGTCAATGGCTTGGACTGTAGACAGAGATATTGCAGAAGTTTCAATAGACAGAAGAAATCAGGATGTGTACTATATAGATGATTTGGAAGAAGGATATGATGTTTTTTTTAAAGTAGAGCAAGTGCATTCTAAGAACTATAAAGGTCCAAGCCCATCTGGTTATTCTATTTCAAGAGCATCATCACCAGCATTAGATGACCCAAAAGAAATGGAAAAACTAAAGACTTTCTTAAAAGAAAATCCTATTCCTGATTGTTTAAATTTCTACAACTATGATTATCTTAAAAAGGTTCATATCCAGCATAAAAAATTAGAGGATGAAAATGTAGATATGAAAACCGGTGAAATATTGTCATCAGAAGATGAAACTGAAGACGATATACCGATAGATTATGATGATAAACCGGAAAGCAAAAAAGATGATTATACATGGGAAGAAATTCACGCTCTTGACGCCAAAGCTCTTGATGAGCTAGGTGAAGGTTGTGAGTTAGATATAAATTCTTTCACATCAGATGAAGAACTTGCTGATGAAATCTGCAAAGTAAAAAGAATTGCAAATCCAAGCACGGCAAGGCAAAAATTACGAGGATTAAGAGAAAGAGCCAAAAAATAATTTTCACGAAGGAGAGTAATGGGCAGAATAAAATTAAAGGAAGAGCCTGTAGATAAAATTGGTTCTTATTTCTTATCAGATAAAAAAGATATTGATTTTATTTCATCAGGCTCTACATTATTAAATTTAGTGTTAGGCGGAGGTTGGGCAATGGGCAGAATGTCCAACCTTGTTGGAGATAAAAGTAGTGGCAAAACACTACTTGCGATTGAAGCATGTGCTAATTTTGTTAAAAAATACCCTAAAGGCAAAATTTATTATCATGAAACAGAAGCGGCTTTTGATAAAAATTATGCCGGTGCTTTAGGTATGCCTGTAGATAAAGTTATTTTCATCGAAGATATAATGACAGTAGAAGGCATGTTCAAGTTTATTGATGATAAAATACTAGATAAATCTAAAATTCCCAAACTATATATATTGGATTCTTTAGATGCGTTAGATGCCACTGAGGATTCACGGAAAGAATTAGATGAAGCTGGATATTCAGGGGCAAGAAAAGCTGGTAAATTATCTTCTTTATTCAGAAAGAGAATTAAAGATATTGAGGGATCTAATATATGTTTATTAATTATCTCTCAAATAAGAGTTAATATCGGGGTAACTTTTGGAAAGAAGACAACTCGATCTGGTGGAAAGGCATTAGATTTTTATGCTTCGCAAATAGTTTGGCTAAAAACATTATCAAAAATATCTAAAACCATAAGCGGGATAACAAGACCTTATTCTTTATTGGTTAGAGCTAATTGTGAGAAAAATAAAGTAGGGTTAGCTTTTAGAGAATGTGAGTTTCCGATTTTATTTGGTTATGGCATCAATTCTGTTTTATCTAATTTACAATTTTTAGAAAAAACGAAATTCCTTGATAAATTAAGTTTTAAATTCAGAAGGATTCAGTCATTTGCTGAAAAAATAATTGAAGAAAATGATATAGATAAAATTACAGAAATTGATAAAATCACCAAAGAAGTTTGGAATAATATAGAAAGCGGTTTTTTACCAAAAAGAAGGAAATATTAGGGTTTCCATTGGGTGTGGAGTCAAACGTCAAAATTTGGCTATGTTTTGAGCGATCTGAGGCATTCTAAGGCAACTAAATTGAGGGAGAATATTCATTGATAATAGGGATTGATCCAGGGCTTGACGGTGCTATAACATTTATGTCAAAAAATATGATAAAAATCTATGATATTCCTGTTATTGAGCTTGTAAGTGGAAGGAAAAAAAGAAGAGATTATAATATCCCTGAATTTAAATCTATTATAGAAAAGTATTGTACCAATATTAATAAACCAATAGGGGTAGTGGAAAAAGTACATGCAATGCCGATTAATGGCTCAATTGCCTCATTTAGTTTAGGAAGAGGATTAATGTTAATAGAAGCGACATTTTCTTTTTTGGGAATTTCTTATGAAATGATTACCCCAAACGCATGGAAGAAGATAATGTTAGTTGGTATGCCTAAAGGTAAAGATTCAAGTAGATTAAAAGCTATTCAATTATTCCCTAAATTAAATCATTATTTGAGTAGGAAAAAAGATCATAATAGGGCTGAAAGTTTATTGATTACTGAATATTACAAAAGAACTTCAAAGCCTTTACTATAATGCGACAACAGATAAAAATAAAAAAAAGTAATTCAAATAGAATAATTTGCGGTGATCCGCATTTTACAGACAATCCAAAAGATAGTTATAGATGGGATTTTTTAAAATGGTTGAGAAAAAAAATAATAGAATTAAATATAGAAAAATTATATATTCTTGGAGATATTTGCGAAAAGAAAAATTATCATAGTTCAACCCTTGTTAATAGGATTATTTATGAACTTTATGAATTAAGTAATATATGCGAAATAATTATCTTAAAAGGAAACCATGATTATGATAAAGATGAAAATAATCCATTTTTTCAATTTAGTTCCAAGTTAAATAAAATCACCTATATATCTAATCCATGTCAAATTGCTTCAGAATATTTTATTCCGCATTCTTCTTCTGAAAAATTCTGTGCTGATATTCCAGCAGATATTGATTTTACCTATCTTCATCATGATATAATCGGAGCAAAAGTCAGTAATGATTATCTTCTTGAGAATGGAATTAAAATAGAATCTTTAATGCATAAAAAACCATATTTTATTTCAGGTCATGTTCATATACCGCAATCAATAGGCAGTAATTTTATTTATGTCGGTGCGCCATATCCTATAAAATTTGGAGATATTTATGTTGGCAGAATAGTATTTATTGATTCATATAATAAAATAAAATCCATAGATTATCCTTCTATAAAGAAATGGAGTTTAAAAATAAATTCTATAGATGAAATTAATGATTATGATTTGGAAAAAGAAGATCAAGTTAAAATTGAAATAAATATACTTCAATCTGATTATCATAGATGGAACGATATTAAAAATGAAATAAAATCTTTATGTGAAAAATTAGAAATAGATTTATTTTCTGTTACTATAAAACCTATAACCAAAAAGAGAAGAAAAAGATTGAGGCAAAACAATAATATTATTTCTCCTGAAGATATTTTAAATAGATTTACAGAACAGGAAAAATTAGGTTCTGAATTATTAGAAGTAGGTAAAGAACTTTTGTAGGAAACGAATGAGACTTAAAAAAATAACAATAGAAGGTTTCAGAACATTTAAAACCAAGCAAGTTTTTGATTTATCTAAATTTAAAGATAATTCTTTTATTTATGTAACTGGAATAAATAAAACGGAAGAAAGTCTTGGTGGCAATGATTGCGGGAAAACGTCGATATTTGAGAGTATTATATGGGGAGTTTTTGGAAAAACTTCTGTTAATCTTAAAGCGAATAATGTGATTAATTGGAATTGTAAATCATGCAAGGTTACTATTGAGACAGAAAATTTTGTATTAACAAGACAGCAAAATCCAAATATCATAAGTATAGACGGAGAAGTTAAGACTCAAGAGGATATAGATAAATTAATAGGGTTAGATTATTACGGGTTTCTATATTCTGTTTTTATCAGTCAATTTTCTGATAAGTTTTTTGATTTAGATCCATCAGATAAGTTGAGAGTTTTTTCTAATATCTTTCAATTTAATGATTGGCTTGAAAGAAGCGACAGAGCGAAAAATAAAGCTAAAAAAATAGAATCGCAAATATATAGTGAAGAAATAAATTTAAGTAACTGTAAGGGAAAAATTTCTACTTTAAGAAGCCAAGATTATAAAAACAAAATACAGGAATGGCAAAGCCAAAATAAAAGAGCTATTGAAAATAGAGAAATAAGAATTAAAAATTATAAAGATGAAATTCAAAGTTTAAGAAATAATATAAATAATTTTAATGCCGAGGAAGAAAAAATAAATGAAGCTCTATCTGTTTCTGAAAAAGAACTCAAAAATCAATCGATTATTTTAACAGATTTAAAAGAAAATTATAATTCTAAAAAAGAAATATTTATTAGTAAATCTACTAATGAAGATAATAAAGAAAGAGAAATACAAAAATTTGAGAGAGTAAAAAGTATTTGTTCTTCCTGTTTTCAGAGTGTCTCTAAAACTTATAAAGCAAAAATATTAACAGATTTAAAAAATGAACTAATTATTTTGACCAAAGAAGTTCTAAGAATTAAAAAAGAAAGTGAAAATATTTATTCTAAAATACAGGATAAGAAGAAAGTAAAAGATTTTCTAATAGAAGAAGTTTTAAATTATAAATCAAAATTATCAGAAATAAATTCAAAGATAAACGGATATAAATTTAATATAAATAAAATCAGTTCATTTATAAAAGAGTTAAATAATGATTTAAGTAAATTTAAAAATGAAAAAAATCCGTATGAAAAATTAGAAGAAACTCGTATTAATAATTTAAAAGAATTAAAAGAAAAGAATATTCAGCTATCTTCAAAAATAGAAGAATTAGAAAGTAAAAAGAAACAGTTTGAATATTGGATAAAAGGATTCAAAGAAATCAGGCTTATGGTTTTATCTGATGCACTGAATGAATTTGAAATTTGTATAAATAATAACCTGTCTAAATTAGGTTTAGATGATTGGGAAGTTGAATTAGATGTTGAAAGAGAAACAAAAGGGGGCAAATCAATTAAAAAGGGTTTTGAAGTTACTATCAAGTCGCCGTATAATAATAATTATGTACCATTTAAGGTTTGGGGTGGCGGCGTTTCTCAAAGGTTACGGATAGCTGGAACTATTGGGCTAATGGATTTAATCGATAGCAAGACAAATAAAAATTGGGATATAGAGATATGGGATGAACCAACTCAATTTTTATCTTCAAATGGCATAGAAAATCTTTTGGAAATTTTAACTGATAGAGCAAATAAAAATAATAAGAAAATATTTTTTATAGACCATCGTAAACTTTCTTCTTACGGTGGTTTTACTGATATTATTACTATCATAAAAGATAGTAATGGAAGCAGAATAGGAGAAAATTAAAATGGTTATAAGTAGGCAAAGAGCGTGGCAAATCAAAATGAAAGCAAATAAAAGATGCCATATTTGCGGTAAAAAAGCTGTCGAAAACAATATTCTTTGCGAAAAGCATAAAAAAATAAATATAGAAAGAATGAGAAATCGCTATAGATCTCTTTCTAAAGAACAGAAAAAACGAATAATAGCTTATCAAAGAAGATATATGGAAAACAGAAAATTTCTTGGCTTATGCGTGAGATGCGGAAAAGCTAAAGATAAGAATAGAATGGATAAAAACTATTGCGAGTCATGTAGAGTCAAAAGTCAACTTCAAGTAAATAGAAGAAAAGAAGTGAATTAGATGGATGAGAAAAGAATTAACGAATGGCTAAAAGCTATTAATACTTTAGAAAAATATTATTCTAAATTTAAATTAGATGAGCATCCAGGTTTATTAAATTCTTGCCCTTTATGTGAAATTGTAAATGGGAATTGCTATAACTGCTTATGGATAATTTACCCATTGGATAAAGATTTGAATTTATCTAATGAAGAATTAACTTTGTACACTTGCTATTCAGTAAAAAATCATACTATTAAATGGTCTCTTGATAGATTGAGAAAATGGAAAGAACTTTTGCTGAAGAAAATGGACGAATATTGCATCAAGAATCAAAAAAATTAGTAAAAGAAATAGGAGACAAATGGCTTATTATACTATTACACAGTTAAAAAGAAACCTTAAAGATGTAAATAAATTAAGAAAACATCTTAAATTAAAAAAAGTAGTTCATAAAAAAAGAGAGTGTTTGAGATGTGGTGATAAATTTACTTCTTCTGGTATCAATAATAGATTATGTGATCTCTGTAGGCATCTTATATGACGCTCTTCGTGGCTTGCCTCGTGGAGCGTCATGTGAGGAGATTATATGGAAAAAGATTGGGCAAAATATATTTCTAAAAAAGATAAAAGTGAGTGACAAGTACATGGGTTTGCGAGAATTTGAGTTACATTGTGGTGACTGCCTTAATGTGATGAAAATTATTCCTGATTCGTCAGTGGATATGATTCTCGCAGACCCTCTATAACTTTACGGCACAACAGCCTGCGAATGGGATAGTGTGATACCGCTAGAACCGATGTGGAAACAGTTGAAACGGGTGATTAAGCCTAATGGGGCTATTGTGATGACAGCCTCACAGCCGTTTACTACTACATTGATAGTCTCAAATATGAAGATGTTTAAGTATTGTTGGGTGTGGGATAAGAAAAAAGGGGGCAGCCCGTTGTTATCTAAAATACAACCATTGCGTGTTACTGAAGATGTTGTTGTATTTGGATGTGGGAAGGTGACGTATAACCCCATCATGACCTTGAGGGATAAAACCAAAAGTCGCGGAAGCAATACCGGGAAAGTTTCCGAAACAACAGGGAATGCTTTTACAGAAGATAAGGTTTATACGCACAAATACCCAAAGAATATCATTGAGGTTAGCAACGCCTCACAAAAGGGAAAGCTACACCCAACCCAGAAGCCCGTGGAACTCATGGAATATTTAATCAAAACATACACCGAAGAGAAAGAACTTGTTCTGGATTTCACAATGGGAAGTGGGACAACAGGCATAGCCTGTGTGAACCTCAACAGAGATTTCATCGGCATAGAAAAAGATGCCGGATATTATGACATTGCCTGCAAAAGAATAAACAATGCAAGGTGAGCGTGAAAAGAAGTATAATGCTGGCTAATGCCTGTCACATAGGGAAAAGTTAGAAGATGATAATTTGTAAAGAATGCAAATGGATTGGAACTAAAAATCAAATGCTAAAAGGAAAGCATCCTTTTGAAGACAATGAAATAATAACTGGATGTCCTAATTGCAAAGAAATTAATAGTTTACGCACAAAGTGCATGGTTGAAGGATGCAAAGAAATAAGCACTTGTATATCAACCCTGACAGGCCAAACAAAAACAACAAAAAATGGATATTTTTATTGCTATAAGCATTATGAAAATGAAAAATGATTTTCCAACTGAAGGAAAAGGCTAAATTGGATGTAGATAAAGAAAGTAAAAAAAAAGAATTTGAAATATTTTTGTTAAAATCTTTAGCTAAAGCGCAAAACGAAATACTTAATAATTATAGAACAGGGCAAGGATTTATTCCATCTTGGGTTTATGATGTGATTACTGATGTCAAACAATTCTACAAAGTAGATAGTATTGACGACATCAAGTGAAGTAGGAAACTAACATCACAACAGTCACAACTCTCTCATCCATAGAATTGTTATTCTGTCAAAACTAATCTGAATAATATCTAATAAAAAAGGGATGCAAAGATAAGTATCAATAAATCTATATTCAACAGATAGAATAATTGAGTCGGTAGTTATAAGATAAATATTTTTTTTACTTTTAATAATAGTAAAATTTTCATTTTTGTTCGCAGTAAAAATTTGAAGAACTATATTTTTAATTTCAAAAGGGATTGTTCTATCAATCCTAATATACCAGCTACTATCCAGTAGAGGGGCTTTATATGGGTAAGCGAAATCAACAGGAAAAAATAAAAAAATAAAAAGAAAAAATAAAATAAATAATTTTTTCATCAACTTTCTCCAGGAGACCTCTTCCTTATAGGGAGGGGTGATTGACCATTACTGCAAATGAAAATCTCTTAATTTGTCAATCGCTTCCCATTGAGCTTTGTCCTGATCTGATTTATCTGCTAACTTGCTTACAGTAACGGACGTATTATATACAACTGTAAATAGCCATGTAAAACCTGTTAGTAATATTATTCCGAGTACAGAAGCCAGCACTGTCATCACCATTCGCTGTGTAATAAAATG